GACACAACCAATGCGGCTGCGACTGCTGTTGCGCGTCTTGGCTGGGACAATGGCGAAGGTACGCTGGTCCTTGGGCTGAAGGGCGGAAACGTCAATATGCCGATTGGCGAGATGATCTACCAGATGTGCTACAACGGCACTGGTAGCACGATTGCCAAGGGTCAGGTCGTCTACATCTCTGGCGGTCAGGGACAGCGTCCGTCTGTAACGCTTGCACAGGCTAACGGTGACGCAACTTCTGCCCGCACATTCGGTGTTGCGGCTGAAGCTATCGCTAACGGCGCTGAAGGCATTGTCGTCGAATACGGCATTGTTCAGGGCATCGATACGTCAGCTTACAGTGTGGGTCAGACGCTGTATCTATCTGGTACAACTCCGGGTGCATTCCAGACCACGAAGCCGGTTGCTCCGACGCATCTGGTGTATGTCGCTAACGTCATCTCGGTAAATTCAAACTCTGGCCGCATCTTCGTTAAGGTGCAGAACGGCTATGAGCTTGATGAGATTCACGATGTTCTGATTACGGCTCCTACAGGCGGTCAGGCATTGGTATATGACGGCGCGTCCGGCCTCTGGAAGAATACGACTGCTGTCGGTCCCACCGGGCCTACAGGGCCGCAAGGAGATATCGGACCTACGGGACCAACGGGAAGCACTGGCGCAGTTGGCCCAACCGGGCCTACAGGAAGCACAGGCAGTGCGGGGACTACCGGGCCGACAGGGCCTACCGGCTCAGTTAGTAATGGTGTAGCCATCGCTATGGCTATGGTTTTCGGAGGTTAATATGGCTGCTCCTAATATCGTTAATGTCGCAAGCGTCGTTGGTAAAACTACTTATCTTACGCCGTCGAACACGACTGCGAACGTACTGCTGGCTAACGCTGCATCTTCTAATAAGGTGTTTAAGATCAATCAGATCGTTGCTGCAAACGTCGATGGCACAAACGCTGTAGACTGCACGGTAGCAATTAACTCCGCTGCAAATGGCGGTGGTACAAGCTATGCGGTTGCTTCAACGGTATCCGTACCGGCTGACGCATCGCTGATTGTGGTTGATAAAAGCACGGCGATCTATCTGGAAGAAGATAAGTCGATTGTGGTAACGTCTGGCACTGCAAGCAAGATCACTTACACGATCAGCTACGAAGAAATCAGCTAAGGAATTAGCCATGTCCCGACGCTATCGTGGAGGTCTGCTCACTGCGAATCCGCCATCTCCAAGCACGACAGCGGCTTCTGGGTCGTGGACAATGGAGCAGCAATTTCAGATTAAGGGCAAAAATAATTGGCCCAGCCAGTTGTCATATGTGACGCAGAATTTGATTGCATATTTTGACCCGGCATTAAGCTATTCAGGGTCTGGAACGACAGTTACCAATCTTGTTAGCGGAGGCACTAACGGAACGCTTGTTAATGGGCCTACATATAGCTCTGTAAATGGTGGCGTTTTCGTTCTTGATGGTACGAACGATTATATCGACATTCCTATCGACCTCTCATCTGGCGCGTATACCGTAATGGGAGCATCAAGATACACTGGAGCTAGTAATCAGAGACTTTTTTCAGCTAAAAATAATAATTGGCTAATGGGTCATTGGATGGGAAGCACTCAAAGCCATTTTGCTCAAGGTTGGGTAACGGCTGAAGGTGCTGGAGCAACGGATACCAATTGGCGAATTTATGCTGCAACTGGGAATACATCTTCAGATACATACAGCTTTTTTGTTAATGGTGCTTTGAACGCAGGTCCAAATAGCAATGGTTCTGCTGGGCCAAATGGATTTGCAATTGGCTCTTATGGGGCATCATCTGAATTTTCTGCGGGTCATATAGGCTTTATGTTAGTCTACAATGCAGTTCTTACAGATGCTCAAGTCTTGCAGAATTACGAATACTTCAAAGCAAGATATGGTTTGAGTTGATGCGATTCGAAGCGGCTAGTCATACATTCAAGGTGAAGTGAAATGAGTAACTATCAGGGCGGCATCATCACCAAATCACCGGCTACTCCGACAGGTCCATCCGCATCTGGCTCTGCTCCCGGCGTATGGAGATTGGAAGAGGTCGCCTATTGGGTAAAGCAGGGTGTTTGGCCTGATGCTAGTATAGTTTTAGACCCATATTTCTCTAGGGTGTCGCTACTGTTATCCAGCACCGCTCTTGGTAATGCTAACAACAACCTGTTCGTGGACAGCAGCGGCGCGTTCAACCCGATTAGCCGAAACGGTAACGCCACACAGGGTAGCTTCAGCCCATATGGATCGGACTGGTCTAACTATTTCGATGGCAGCAGTGACTATTTCTCTGTCCCGTATACATCCGCGAATTTCGATTGGTGGTCTACTGATTTCACAATTGAAGCATGGGTATACCCTACCGGCCTTTCAACTTGGCAGGATGAGAGAGGGTATTCCACTATGGTCGGGAATGTTGATCCCGGTGGCGAAACAAATTACTGGAGCTTTGGACCGATAGGTAATGGCACTGTCCGTCTATATTACTATAATGGAAGCCAGAATACCGTAACAAGCACGGCAACGATTTCAGAAAATGCATGGTCGCATATCGCGCTGACAAAAACGTCAGCCGGGATTACGATTTATGTGAATGGCGTAGCATCTACGACGACTGCTGTTTCTGGGACTCCTCAATCAAGCACATCATTTGGATTGGTTGTTGGTCAATCATTTGGACGTTGCCTTACTGGCAATATCAGCAATCTGCGTATCGTGCGCGGAACAGCGGTTTATACCGGCAATTTTACGCCGCCTACATCTGCACTGACTGCGGTTACGAACACCAAGCTCCTTACCTGTCAGAGCAATCGCTTCCGCGACATTAGCCCTAACAATCTCACATTGACCGTAACTGGCGGCGCTACAGTAAGTAAGATCAGTCCATTTGCACCTGCTGCGCCCGGCATCACCTACAACCAGAACGACATCCAGTATTGGTCTGGGCATTTTGATGGCAATGATTGGCTTTCCATCGCTGACAATGATGCGTTTGATTTTGGGACTGGCGATTTCACCATTGAGACATGGGCGTATTTTCCAAGCACCGGCAATACTGTTTTTGTTGCTGGATGGACAACTGGTGAGCCAGTAACTGGCTGGTCATTTGGTACAGACACATCAAATGGATTTTATTTTGTAAGTGCTGTATCTACATCCTATTCACCAGTAGCTGGGAATGCAGCCGCAAGAACTCTTGGGGTATGGCATCATGTTGCCGTTGTTCGCTCTAGTGGCAACGTAACTGTTTATGTTAATGGGGTTGGCGGCACTCCTGTTGCTAATGCCCAGAACATTACGACAGCAGCTACTGGCCTTAATATTGGGCGTTCCCCTTATACTGCAAATCCCGCCTATTTTACAGGTTATCTATCCAACCTTCGCATCGTCAAAGGCACAGCAGTTTACACGGCTAACTTCACTCCACCAACCGCACCTCTCACTGCCATCAGCGGAACATCACTGCTCACCTGCCAGAACGCAGCGTTCACGGACAACAGCACGAATAACTTCGCCATAACCATCAACGGCAACAGCACCGTCACGGGCAACAATCCGTTCCAGACTGGGTATTATAGCAACTATTTTGATGGTGTCAGCGCCAACCTCACGCTGCCGTCAAGCTCGCAGTTTGCGATTGCTACCTCTACGACGGCGTTTACCATTGAGGCGTGGATTTACCCGACTGCTGCGGGAAGCTGCATTTTTACTGATGTGTATACGGGAGCGGGCAATAGCATCCCAATTTGTATTTCCATGTCTAACGGTGTTCAGGTTGATGCTATCAACGGGCAGTACATCGCTCTCGGGTATTACACCGGGTCTGCTTGGGTGACAGCAGCTATTGCAAATGCGCAGGTTTCTCTGAATACGTGGACGCATATCGCGTGCGTTTTCACGGGTTCGACCACCAAGATTTACTACAATGGCGTCGATGTCACGAAGACCTCTTCTCCAACCCCTGCCGCGACATGGGGTGTCACTGGGTCAAACGGCGATGGTTGGTATGTTGGTCGGCGCTGGGACGGCTCGGGCAATAACTTCTTTGCAGGTTACATTTCTAATCTCCGCTTTGTAAACGGCACTGCTGTTTATACTGCTGCATTTACGCCGCCCACTTCGCCGCTGACGGCAATTACTAATACCGTTTTGCTAACCTGCCAGAGCAGTCGTTTCATTGATAACAGCACAAACAACTTTGCGATTACTTTAGCTGGCGCGCCAACTATCCAATCCTTCGATCCATTCTATACGTCCACCATCGCCAGCAACGGCGGGTCGATGTACTTTGATGGTAGTGGGGACTATCTGGCCCTACAAAACAGCCTAAACTACGCACTTGGCTCTGGCGACTTCACGCTGGAAGTTTGGGTGTATCCGATTGTTCAAGGCGGTCATGGCTCGAGCAACAATGACTGCATCATAGACTTCCGTCCCGGATCAAATGGCGCATATGGAACACTTTACAGCCTAAATAATGGGGCAAGCATTAACTGGTATGCTAACACTGGGGTGCGGATTACCGGCGGCGCAATTCCTAACGGGGCTTGGTCGCATCTCTGCGTTAGTCGTGTAAGCGGCAACACCCGGTTGTTTATCAATGGCGTTCAGAGTGGGTCAACTTATGTTGATAGCACCAACTACCTGCAAACTAATCCTTGGATTGGTCAGTTTAATGATAGCGTCGGTTCTGGCTGGTTCCAAGGTTATATGTCTGGGATGCGGATTGTAAAAGGTTCTGGAGTATCTACCACCTTCACACCACCCACCGCACCAGTAACACCCACCGCAGCCACCACGCTCCTCCTCAACGGCATGAACGCTGGCATCTACGACGCAACCGGCATCAACGATCTTGAGACTGTGGGCGACGCTAAGGTCAGCACGGCGGTGTCTAAGTTTGGCGGGTCGTCAATTGCGTTTGATGGGACAGGTGATCGTATCCTTGCGGCTCCAAGTGAGGATATGAATCTTGCAAGCGGTGATTGGACCATTGAATTTTGGGTCTACACTAATACTGTAGCTGCAGGAAATGCTGCAATTGTCGCTCGCTCTGCAGCAGGTAACATCGCAACTGGTGATGAGTTGCAGTGGTCATTTTATCGTTCCGGCTCTACGCTTTATGCTCGACCATATAAAAGCACTACTGATTACGGGATAAGCCTTGGCACTATTTCAACAGGGACATGGTATCATGTCGCTATGACTCGCTCTGGGAATACGATTAGGGCATTTTTAAATGGAACGGTATCAGCTACAACGCAGACTATTTCTGGAGCTTTAAATAACAATACCGCATGGTATGGGATTATCGTTGGAGGACTCCAAGTAGCTGGTGTTAACGAGTATTGGAACGGCTACATCGACGACCTGCGCATCACCAAAGGCTACGCCCGCTACACAGCTAACTTCACACCGCCTGATAAGGCATTTCCAACCTACTAAATCATAAGAGGAAGGGGCTTATGAAAATCGCTGTATACGCAATTGCGCTCAATGAGGCTCATTTCATTGAGCGTTTTTGCAACTCCGCAAAGGACGCGGACTACATCATCATCGCAGACACTGGCAGCACGGATGGCTTGCCTGAATTAGCCCGTCAGCATGGCGCTATCGTCCATGATATCCGCATCAAGCCTTGGCGCTTCGATAAGGCCCGTGACGCTGCTTTGTCGCTCGTTCCGGCTGACGTAGATGTCTGTATCTCACTTGACATCGATGAGGTCATGGAACCCGGCTGGCGTGAGGAGATAGAGAGGGTCTGGAAGCCTGACACAACCCGGTTGCGCTACCTGTTCGACTGGGGCAATGACATCAGCTTCTACTATGAGAAGATTCACCATCGCTGGGGCTACCACTGGCATCATCCGGTTCATGAGTACCCTGTACCTGATGGCCGGATCACTGAGGTCTACGCTCACAGCGACAAGCTGCTAGTGCGTCACCTGCCTGACCCAACGAAGAGCCGTGGGCAATATCTGGACCTGCTACGGCTGGCTGTGAAGGAAGACCCGGCCTGTCCGCGCAATGCGTTCTACTTCGCCCGTGAATTGACGTTCTACAGGCTCTGGGAAGAGGCTATAGGGGCATTGCACAGCTACTTGGATATGCCGGGTGCTGATTGGCCGAATGAGCGTTGTTATGCGATGCGACTGCTGGGCCAGAGCTATGCGGAGCGTGGCGAAACATGGGAGGCGATGAAGTGGCTGCGCAGGGCAACTGCTGAAGCACCTAATACCCGTGAGCCTTGGGCTGATCTAGCTATGCAAGCCTATCGTCTCAATGACTGGGACACCTGCCATCATGCTGCCAAATCAGGTCTAAAGATTACGGATAAGGCGCTGGTCTACACCTGCGACCCATCAGTCTGGGGAGCCAAGTTGCATGATCTGGCGGCTATCTCTGCGTACCATCTTGGACTGCAAGAAGATGCTGTCATTGAAGCTGAAAATGCTGTATCACACGAACCAGATAACGAGCGTCTAAAATCGAATCTGGAGCTTATTCGTGGCAATCGACATCAATACGATAGTGACGGTTTTAAGTTTTCTCGGGGGCCTGATTGGCGTGTGGACCAATCTGAACAACCGGCTGACGAAACTGGAAGCCCGTCTTCAATTTGGGGACGAGAAATTCGACTCTATTGAACGTCGCTTTGATACGATGATGACGCACCTTTTGAGAATCGAAGATCGATTACAACAGGTAGCGGATCGTGGTAAATAAACGCTTTCTTGTTCTCGTTGCAGTAGGCTGGTCCAGCATGGTGGTCGCCCAGACCACGAACTATGTCTACGATACAACGACGAACTCGACGGCGACTAACACGAACACAAACGTCAATACGTCTACTTCGACGGCGACTACCACTAACACGAATAACAACAATAACGTCTCAACATCGACTAGCACGGCCACGACGACAAATACGAATAACAACGTAAATACGTCTACCAGCACATCGTCGAACACCAATTACAATGTGCAATCTGGGACGGCTACGAACATCAATCAGAACACGAATACGTCTACCAGCACAGCGACGAACAATAACTTCAACACCGATGTCTCGACCAGCACGGTCAATCAGACGGTGAACAGCACAAATGCAAGCACCGTCACCAGTACGTCGGCAAATACTAATCTGAACACAAACGTCTCGACATCGACGAACACAAACAACAACAACAACGTGAATACGTCTACGTCTGAGAACCTGAACACGAACATCAGCACATCGACATCAACAAATACCAACTTCAATACGTCCACATCGACAAACACAAATATCAATCAAAACAATAGCTTATCGACGAGCGATAATACCAATCGCAACTACAACGATAGCACCTCAACCAGTACATCGAACAATACGAACGTGAACACGAATGTCTCGACTAGCGAGAGCATTAACGTGAACACGAACGTCAATGACAGTCGCTCGGTCAGCACCAATACCAACGTAAATCAGAATACGTCGGTGTCTGAGAACACGAACGTCAATCAGAACAACAACGTCAATATCAACGACAGCAAATCTACCAGCTACAGTGAGAGCGTGAACCGGCAGGTGATTGACCAGAATATCAAGTCCCCGCCACCATCAGCCATTGCGCCGTCCATGATGAGCTACAGCCAAGACCTCTGCACCACAGGCGTGTCTGGGGCCGTTCAGACGCAGATACTCGGCATCTCTGGTGGTAAGACGATCCGCGACAAGAATTGCGAAGCCCTCAAGCTATCTAAGACGCTATACGACATGGGTATGCGGGTGGCTGCTGTGTCACTGCTCTGTCAGGATGAACGTGTATTTGATGCCATGAAGATGGCTGGCACACCTTGCCCCTACGAAGGCAAGATCGGCAAAGAGGCGGCAGCGGCATGGGAATCAAACAAGCCCAAGCGTTCTTCGCGGCGCTGATCTGCTGGCCGGTAGCGGCTCAAGACTACAACCCGGTTCTTATCCCGCCTCAGTTGCTTGGATCGCCTCAGACAACGATCCCGCTTAACGGTGGCGATGATAGCTCACATCTGGTGCAGCTTCCTTTCCCGTTTGAGTATTTCGGCCAGACATTCACATCCGCATGGGTGTCCACTAACGGCCTTGTCGCGTTCGACAGCAACAACAATTACTGCTGCAATGCCTTCCCGCTACAGGATGCGCAGCGCAACACGATCTACGGCCTTTGGACCGACTTAGTTAGTGGGCCGAACCCCTACTACCGCACCGACAGCAATATGGCGCTATTCGGCTGGTATAACACCAATGAATACGGATCGAGCGGCCTGAACACGTTTGAGATTGCGCTGTTTCCTGATGGCAAGATTCAGTGGAATTATGGTGACGTAAACAATCAATGGCACATGGTTGGTGCTGGCCTGACTGGCCCCACAATGGAGCAGAGCATCACGCTGTTCTACGGTCAGGATGTGAACCTGTTAGATAACACATCTTACATTGCTGGCACACCTGCAACCCAACCAGATCCAGAGCCTCCAATCGACATTTCACCTACTGGCGCACCTGAGATCATCGATAACCCGGTGACTGTTGATGAGCCTATGCAGGAGCAGGTGACCGAAGAAGCTACCACAAATGTGGTAACCGATACGCCGCAAGAAGAAACTGAAGAAGTTGTTGAAATTCAACAAGAAGTTGATGCTGCTGTCGAAGATGTAGCTGTTGCTGAAGAGGTTGTTGAAGCTGAAGAGGCGGCTATTGATGAGGTTGCAGAAACGGAAGAGGTTGCTGAATCTGAAGATGTGGATCGACTTGATCCAAATGAAGTGGCTGCTCTTTCTGCGGCGCAAGATTCTACAGCCCTGTCCGATGATGTAACTCAGGCTGAATTGTCCGGCGCTATGGAAGCTGTCGCTGAATCCGCATCTGAAGCGCAGTCTGCATCTGACGCAGCCAAATCCGAAGATGGCAGGTCAACTATCTCAACTTCATCAACTCAGGATAAATCTCAGGCGATTGACGCATCTCAAAGCGATACTCAGCGCACAGATCGTAAGGATGATAGCCCAGATACCCTTAAAAGCGATTTAGAGGCCACTCAGGGCGTTATTTCATCTGCTTTGGCAGTAAGTGCCGCAAGCGCAAACGATGCGTCTGTAGGTGGCTTTAATTCGTCCGATCCGCGCAGTGATAAGAATATGGAGTTCTTCCAGCGTGAGGCGATTGAAGATGCGGCCTATTTTGATCGTGAGACGGTGTTGCAGGTAACTGCCCAGAATGTAGCGTTCGTGGCACAGGCTGATGCGCAATATGCCCAACAGCACGGTGAGCAGACTACAACCGAAACTGCCGGTATCACCTATAGCCTGATGCCGACAGAAGGGCCGACGTTTGGCGCAGCACCGGCAACCGGCATGGGGGAGTTCTCCAGCCCGGTAGGTCAGGCGCAACAATTAGAATTGCTTGGTATGCAGGGCGAGATGTCGGCTGGTACACCTACCGATGTTGGCGACATGGCATCAGAGGATAGTTCGACAATGATCCAACTGGCAGCAGCACCAGAAGGCTATTCAGCATATACGCAAGCCCGGATTCCAGATGTTCCTTTTTACCAGCCGAAAGACATCTACAAGGGTCGTCGCATACCAGACGCAAATCTGGCATTATATCGAATGATGAGGGGGCAGGATCAGACATGGGATGACATGGTGGAGGACCAATATGAGTGACGAAAAAGAAGAATCGAAGGTCGCATTTGATGAGAGCGGCTTTAGCTTCAACATTGGCGGTCTAAGCAGCGGTAAGATTGCTATTATCTTTGCGGCGATCTCGACTGTCGTCGGTTCACTCTGGGCCGGGTTCCAAGTCTACCAGCAGTTCCTGACCATGCAGGAGGTGACCTCCACCTATGCGTCTATGGGCGATGAGTTCAATAAGATGAAAGAGCGGCAGGACAGCAACGAGCGCATGATCCGCATGAATTTGGAGACGACCAAGTATCTGTCTGACAATCTGGCGGCTCTCTCCAGCAGCGTCGGCAGCAGCGTCATGAGTACGCGGCAAAGTGTTGACGCGGTGACCGCAAGGACGCAAGTTTCCGAACGGGAGACAATGCAATCCCAACGTGCTATTATTCAGGAACTCCGCGCACAGGATGTGGAGCAACAGAGGCGGATCAAAGAGCTTGAGAAGCAAGTGGATGACCGCATCACAAAGACGCTGGCTAATCCGCTGGCTGAAAGGGAAAACTGATGGAAGATAAGCTGCTAGATGCGCGTATCAAAGCCTTATGGCTTGCTGCGCGTACAATGGCATTTGTTATCGTCGCGATAACCTGCGCCATGATTGTCGGTTTGTTTGTATCGAATGAGATCATCGACAACAAAGACGTATTTGGGCTTCTCAGCTATGTTATGACTTCTGTGGTCGGCGCAGTTGCTGGCTCTTATGCTACCTTGATGGGCATGAAGGGCGAGCTGGTTCCGCCTCCACCTGAAGACAAGGATGATCCAGAGCCTGAGTTAGAGCCTACACCTGTAGCTCCGACACCTGCCCCTCCGCCCGCTCCTATGGCAGCACCTGCCGCAGAGGTTGTTGAAGAGGCTGTGCAGGAAGAACTGGAACTGGATGAGCCTGTTGACCTCGACGGTGACGGTGTTTTGCAGCCGTGGGAGATTCACGCAAAAGATATGCGTTATGACCTGAACGGTGATGGTGTGGTCGATGAAAACGACTTTCCTGATTGGCGGAGTGCTGGGAAATGAGCCTGAAGAACCTACAAGCTAAGATCGGCATTACGGCTGATGGTGCGTTTGGCCCCGGCACACTCGCATCTGCTGCTGCCTACTATAAGTTGAACAAGGCCCGTGCTGCGCATTTCTTTGCCCAGACGGCTCACGAAAGTGGCAACTTTAAGGCATTCAGCGAAAACCTGAATTATTCTGCACAAGGTCTAAGGAACATCTTCGGGAAATACTTTCCAACGATGGAACTTGCCAATGCCTATGCGCGTCAACCTGCTAAGATCGCTAATCGCGTCTATGCTAATCGCATGGGTAATGGACCAGAAAGCTCTGGCGACGGGATCGCTTTTAAAGGAAGAGGCGCCCTCCAATTGACTGGGCGTTCTAATTACCAAGCGTTTGCCGATTATATCGGTCGTCCCGATGTCATGACGAACCCTGATTTAGTGGCTACAGAACTGGCATTTGAATCCGCGTTGTGGTTCTTTGACCGCAACAAGCTCTGGTCGATCTGCGATCAGGGCATCACGGATGCGGCTATCCTTGCTCTGACGAAGAGAATAAATGGGGGTGTCCACGGCCTTGATGATAGGAAAATGAAAACTAAGAAGTTCGCTTCTTGGCTTTAACTAAATAACGTGCGCCCAAGTCCGGCCTTCTTTCATTGCTTGGATAGTACCTTTTGAAAATCCAAGTTGGTCAGCGACATTTCGTAATGTCATACCAGATGAAAGCATGGACCGGGCTTGGCGCACAATATCCTCATTCATTTTAGCTTTGCCATTTTGTATCCCACGCACAAAGCGTACTCGACCAGCTTCATGTTGGTACAAGGTGTTTTCAGCCAATGTGCAATATCTCAAATTGCAAAGTCGATTATCGGTTTTATCGCCATTAATATGGTCTACGCTTAAATCTGATTCACCCATAAATGCAGCCATCACAAGCCGGTGAATGAAATAGGCTTTGCCTACATTGCCTTTCCACAAACTAACACGAAGGTAGCCTCTAGAGAGAGAAGGTTTCATTTGCCTTTCTCTTAGTGTAAATTGGGTGCTGCCATTACGGCTCTTACGGCAAAGCCTTTTGACCATGCCATTTGAGCTTACGGCATAAAGCGTTTCATATCCGGGTATCGGGAGCCAAGTTTCATTCATGGACTAACGATATATCATGGATTGATTCGTGTCAAAGGAGAATACTATGGCACTCAAAGATATGCTAGGCGATACTGCAAAGCAGGTGGCGCTCAAAAAGCTGAAGGGGAAAATGAAGGAAGAGGCTGTCGGTAAGATCATCGACCCTGCCGTCCAGAAGACCGGCTTCGGCAAGAAAGCTGTCTTTGGTGGCGGTATCGCGGCGCTGATTATCGCAGCCGTCGAATACTTCCTCTGATTAGACCCTCTCCAGATGGTATTTAAAGCTGTCTGGAGGGGTCAAATCGATCTGGTGCATGACGTATCCTTTGCCATGACCGAGATCAGCAATGTTCTTGTCGCGGAATAAATTACTCGCCGTTGTGGCTCCGCGAAAGTGAACAGTGTGATCGTTCTCAATCCACATGAGGGCATACCAATCAGACGGTATGCTCTTCTTTTTTGGGCTGGCTAAAAGACGGCCACCTTCCCGGCGTGTTGTTTTCACATCGACACCGCCCAATGCGCAGACAACATCGTGCAGCGGCCTGTGACCTACTTCCATATCCGGCCAGAGGTTAAAGAGCTTCGCAAAAGCAAACTCACCAATCAGGCCGTCGATGTCGATTTCCTCACTATCTTGAGGACCGATCTTGGCATCATTGATGTTATTCCTGCGGGCCAGAGAAGAACGCTGACTCGCAAGCCATTTGATAATGCGAAGCTCACTTTCGGATAATTCAATCTTCATTCTTAATCGTTCGCATAGACTTCACGAACCGGCCCGTCTTTGGGTCACGGTCAACGAGTGAGTTATATTGATCTGATATTTCATCGATGCGGCTTTGCGCCATGCGGTTAGCAAACATGAAACCGATGCCAAAACCGACTGCAAATGCGATTGCTTCAACCATTCCAGTAGTCTCCTTCCTCTATAACGTCGGCCTCCTCATTTAAGATTTCGGCCACCAACTCCCACTTGGGATCGTCCTTAGCCATGCTCGTGAACTCAGTTACGCCGTAACGCAACCGAGCCACCACCTTGGCCCTCTCCTCTTCAGCAGCTTGCTGACGGATTGCTTCAACCATTTCATTAGTCACATTCGATCTCCCGAATGCTGGTCCACACATATGGCATATAGCAAATCTCATCACCGTCTTTGGTGACTGTCCAGCCGGACAGATACCCAGTGCCACCGACTATTGTTGCAGCCGTTACCGGGGCCACTGCGCCAAGCAGCAGCCCCATCACAAATCCGAATGAGAATTTCTTCATCGTATTAATCCTAATGCTTTGGAATCATTCACAATTTCTTGGAGTATGTCCTTAGATGGCATACCGAACAACTTCCTGCTTTTGAGGATGGCAACGTAGTGGTTCCACGATGCCTCCTCTAAATGCAGTTCGATGTTGAAATCGCGCCGGTTCTTCGGGCTGATAGCCTCCCCTTCGGCCACCTCCTTGCGGACTACCTTATTATAATTGACCGGCATCACGCATCTCCTTCAAGAAGTCGCGCCATTCATCCAATGTTACAGCACCAAAATTTTCAATCTCAAGTAAATCGCTGTCTTTAAGGTGAATTATGTCAGAGACTTTGATAAAGCCCCTATGATATTCTTTAAATCCTTCAATCTTGTAGGTTTCTAATGTGTATCTACCATAATAATAAATGCAGTTCTTAAATCTGTTCGATAAAGGGAGATCATCGATCAGCTTATCTAGAAGATTTGATGGATCGAACGGAGCCTTGGGTGGCTTCGCCATCTCACGGTAAATCTTCACATAAATCTGCTTTGCGCGGACACTTGAGACTCCATATTTCCTGCCAATATCTGCCCAAGTCATCTTTAGGTCGTCTCTGTCAGATACAAGAGCTTCATTTCTAGATTTGTAGAGTTCTCTGATTTCCTGTCTCATTTCACCTTCTCCGCTGGCTTGCTGCTGGTCGTGACAACCAGATCACCCGGCTTCTTCTCGGTGCGTTCGATCACAATCTTGTTAGGATACTTAGGACGGATGTAATCCTCATAAGAGCGATAAAGTTGTGCCATGTTAATTCCCCTTTCCTTTACCCTTAAAATGGAATTGAGTCGTCGAGATCGCCCTGCGGCTGGTAGCCATTGCGCTTGGCTTCATCATGCGCCGTCGGCTTGCGGACTGGCTCTTCACCGCGTTCTTTGTTGATGAACGAGAGTTCGTTAACCGTTACGTTGTGGGTTGCCTTGCCTTCGTATTCCCCAATCGAATACGATCCAGTCAGGTAAACAGAAGTACCCTTCCTGATGTACGGCTGGACGGCCATACCGCGTTTGCCGAAGTAGTCGCAGCGATACCAGTTGGTCTGCTCACGATTGCGCGGATCACGCACAGCTACGGTAAACGAGATGCACGGTGTCCCGTCTTTCATCTCGCGGACTTCAGCGTCACGGCCAACATTTCCGTCAATAATCACCAGTTGCATAATTAGTTCCTATCTTGCCATTGTACGCCATGCTGCGCTCCGAACGCATACATTAGCTCTATCATTTCGCTCATTTGCTCTTTGCTCATAAGGGACGAGCGCCATCCCAGATGAACAATCCCATCACCATCAAGGTTGGTCGTGTAACGTGGCTTCAGACCTAGTGCGTCCATAAAGACCGCCTTCCAATCCTCTTCCGTCATCTCACGGCCTTGCGGCTTTGAGTTCATTATGTCCCGCAACATCCCGCGCATCTTTCTGTTCTGCGCATTGGACCGGGACGGTGGCCCAAACATAACCCACCAGCCATCTGGTGCGTCAGCAATCATCTCATGGGCTTTGCGACGATAGTGATCGCCTCTCAGCCAAATCGTCTTCATGCCCGCTTGGCCCTGATCTTTTCGATGCGGTCCATCATCTGATCGACCTCACCCAAGAACTTCTCTACCTCTTCGCAGAGTTCCTTGATCCGCACTGGGTCACGCTCGACCCGTTTGACGAACAACTGAAGGTCATCAGGCATACGCGGGTCAAAGCTGACGAAATCGCACCAGTCGCGATTGGTCAGGAACATTTGCCACTGCATCTGCGTTAAATACTTCGGATCGATCTTCTCGCTGTCGAGCGTTTCGATGTGGGTCAGTGTGTTAGGGCATTTGATTTCGATTAGCCCATCGATGCCAACCAGACCGTCAGGCGATGCGTGTGTGCCGAGCAATGTCGGGTGCTTAAATAGCCCTACGACGGCCACCTGATTGCCGGTGAAGAAACTGTAGGCTGACCGGGCCTGTGGCTCAGTATCATTGCCCCACTGCATAGCCGCGCTCTTAAACGTCTCTTGACTGGCCCCTGTGAGCCTCTCAGAAGCGATTCTAGCTATGGTGTTGCCTCTAGCAGCCGAATACCCGCTCTTGGTCTTCGCAAGCACCTCATGGACCTGTGAAGCCCCCAGAGAGCCACAGCGGGCCTGATGCCATTCCGGTGAGCCTTGCTCTACGTCGATATAAAGAAACATCACTTGGCTTTCTGTGAGACGATAGCTTTGATGCGCGGATATTCAGACACCGGCATCTCGCTAAGGCTGTTGATCTTGAGGTAGAGACAGAGGTTAACGAGATCACGCTCGTTCTTCTCAATAAGCTCTAGAAGCTCCGTCACCTGTGCCGGTGTGATCTTCTCATTAGATTTCTGATTGCGCTGTGGAGCCTGTGATGCCGCGTTGCCGTCATCATCCTCTGGGCAGACACCGAATGCTGCCGATAGGCTGTAGCGCCGTGCATAGGTAAATGATGAGCCATATCCCTGTGCATCGTTCTTGGCTGCTGGCGAGAAATACTCACCACACGAAATGCTCTGACCAGACGAATGCAGGATGATGGTTTCGCAGCAAGTGCCACCGTCAGCCCGATGGCTCTTCTGGATGTACGACAGGCCATGCTCTGCGAGTGCTGGCTTGATTGCCAACGTCACGGAGTTGAGGCTGGAGTATTTGTTCTTGAGATGCGGATTGATGCTATCCTTTAACGCTCCCTCAATCTTGGGGAACACCTCCGCCATCGCTGTAAATAATTCTTTCATGCTTTCCCTTTCGACACATATGCTGTTTATCAGTTGCAGGGTCATAATATGACGCTATACGAAAGGATGTCAAGGAGGTTCTATGGCAAAAAAAGAATTGGCATCAATTGAGCAAATGAGGGAGTTTTTTGCCCGTGCTGCGTACCACAATATCAAACAATATCAGATTGCGAAGGAAGCGGGCATCCGAGAAGGGACTGTCAGTAGCTGGCGGATCGGAAAGAAAGTCGCATATCAGGATACGTTTGAAACAGCGACAGAAGCCCTCAACCGATTGATTGAACGGAACAGCAAGTGAAATACGGCGCAAAGAAGACGGTCTGCGGGCAACTGCATACTCATGACAGCAAGCTAGAGGCAGCCCGGTGTGACCAGTTGCATCTGATGCAGCGCATGGGGGACATCAGCCATTTGGATGTCCATCCGCAGTTCTGGTTCGTCATCAACGGCGAACAGCTAAAGCATGATAACGGACGGCGCGTTGGCTATAAGGCTGACTTCCAATACTTCTGTGGCGACAAGAATGTGGTTGAGGACTGCAAGGGGTTTATCACCTCTGACTGGCCTCTACGAAAAGCCATCTTCAAGGCGCTGTTTCCTCACATAGAGTTGCGCGAGGTGACTAAGATTGTGAGGTAGTAAGGTGGGCCGACCGAAGGGATAGCCGACCCACCACGCACCTTAGACGCGGAAAGGGGTTCGCGGAAAAGTGCGCGGTTTTGTAATTAGCATAAATGCAAAAGAGAGGGAATATGTACACCATTAGGCATAATCGGATGCGTTCTTCTGACGCGAATGTGGCAGCCAATGCCATGAAAGCATTTGTCTCAAGTCCTATCCCGAAAATTAAAATACCAAAGGTCGAAGGGACATTCGGAGAGCTTCTCGCTAAAATTTGCGCAAAGCATAATGTCCGTGTCGAAGATGTGCTTGGTAAGGGCAAGACGCAGACGATTGTCGAAGCCCGCAAGGAATTTATTTGCATCCTCTATTTCCACCATAACTTTACGGCTGGAGACATAGGGAGACTGCTGGATATGGATTTGACGAGCGTGAAGCATCTGCTGGGCCTTCGCAAAGGCTCCAAGACCTCTCATGAGGACTTGCGGAAGATGTACGCTTGAGTTAGCTTTGGGGGGTGAGGTCAAGCCCAACGAGACCCCACCCCCAACAACGCCTAACAAGGAGGCATCGTTCTATGACGATTTTTACATCCGTATTGTGTCTGTTGCAAGGCATTGTCCTATGAGCGTTCGTATAATGAGCGCCGTATGGGAACGGCAGGATATAACACCAACGCAGAAGCTGGTTCTCTTGGCATTTGCTGACTGGGCTAATGATGAGGGCTTATGCTGGCCTTCGATTGAACGAGTTTGTGTCAAGTCTAGCTTGACGCGCAGAACAGTTCAGGTGGCGATAAGAGACCTCTCTGAGATGGGTCTTTTGGTGCAAGAAAAGTCTACAGGCAGAAGCTGTAAATATTGGATTACGCTAGGGGCGCAGGAAATGCACCCGTGCAGCAGCAGCGCCCCAGAGGCGCAGGAGAAACGCCCCAGAGGCGCAGGAGATGCACCCAATACATCATATACACATCAATTAACCGTCAAAGAGGATATGTCATCTGACGATGACCTCACGGTGGATGATGTAGTTGAGGTTTGGAATGAGATGGCAGAGCAATGTGGTCTGGCTAGGGTCGTTAAGCTGACTGAGGTGAGGCGCAAAAAGATTAAAGCTAGGATCAAAGAGTACAGCGTCGATGATTGGTCAAAGGCGATGAACGCGATTTACAATTCAAAGTTCTTGCGTGGAGAGAATGATAGGGGTTGGAAAGCTGATTTCGATTTCCTGCTTGAGCCAAGCAAATTCATCAAACTGCTGGAGGGGACATATGACAGATAAGAAGATCAAGTTTGGCGCTGCTGGAGCGGCTTACGGCCTAGATATGCTTCACGCCCACTGCGCTACCGTGAATAGCTACAAATGGGTGCAGCAATCTGGTAAACGCTACGTTGTGGTGCGGGGAGAGGATGGTAAGCACTATCTTGATTTCAGGAAGGTGCATAATGCCAGCGAACACGGGGCGCATACCTAAAGCGGAATTTGTAGACCTGAAGCTAAGAAACGGTCATATAGTCCGCAATGTTGACCCGGCTAAGTGGCGTTGGAAGCCTTGGGACTTTGAGAGCGACTGGGATATAGTCGAATGGCAGAGAAGAAAGGAAGGCAAATGAAGGGGATTGTCGCACTTTTGATCGGAGCGTCGCTGACCGGCTGCGCATCGTTCGAGCAGGTTACATACGAAGACCGCATCCAAATCCGTCAGAACATGGCGCGTCTGCAAACCGAACAGGTGCAGCGTCAAATCATCAAGCACACCAATGATAAACGTTACTGACAACATCGCTGCCGTCATCAATCGGACGACTAAGTTCGAGAAGGGGATCGATAAGTCCACTGACAAGGCATTCGGCAAGTTGGCCTACGATCTGCGCAGTGAGCAGCAGCGGGTTATGCGCACCACGTTTAAGTCAGTTGTCCCATACACGCTGAACGCCATCCGCGCCCGCACACCTTACAAGGCTGGTGGCGATTACACGAAGGCAGGGGTCTACTTCGCTGAGAAGGAAGCCAAAGGCCGTCAAAGCCACAAATACTTGTCCCCCAACATCGTGGGCGGCAAACGTCGGTTTAAGCCTCACGAAGTAGCTCTCTACAAGTCAGGGCTTATTCCTGCTGGCGCATACACGCAGAAGGGCGAGAACACGACACTGGTCAACGGCGGCCAGTATCAGCGGATGCTCTCCCAGCTAAAGGCGCAGCGCAAAGACCGCATGAATGAGACGGAAGCATCAGCGCGGCGCAAGAAGCGGACATCAGACTTCTTCGTGATGTACAGGGGGTCTGAGCCTATCGCTATCGCACGGCGTTCAGCAGGGTCGATTACAGTCGAACTGGCCGTTACTCAGACTGCACCAGTCTACAAACCCATCTACGATTTCTACGGAACCTCCCAGCGTTATGTGAAGGCTAACTTCCAACGCTTGTTCGACGCTCAGATGAGACGGCAGGTAGGCTTCAAGTGATGGCGCAATCCCACAAAGATGATGAGGTAATCATGGATGCCTTGCAAATCATCTGGGATTTGTACTTCATTCTGCGTGAGCTAGAGACAATAAATAGGCCATTAATTGACCCTGACAGCGGTTTAGAGGTCGAATGTGACTGGGGTTACTGGGCTGGAAGATGCGCAGAAATCCTAGAGTTTGAGATGCCTAAGAGCATGGTGAACTAAAAAAACGCATTACCACTGCATTTTTTGCTTTACGACATAATGTCGTTTGTGTATTCCTCTCTCATCAACAACGAAGGGGAACACGAAATGACCGACCTCGACACACTTCTCGCTGAAATGCCCAAGACCGGCCCGTTCTACGACGACATCACACCGGAAGAAGCTGCCAAGCGTTACACCGTCAAGGAGCTGGCATATTTCCACAACTGCAACGAAAACGGTGTTCGCGCTGATTGGCGCAAGTTCAGCGAACGCCTGATCGCCTTTGGCCGTGGCTATGCTGCCTATGGCGATGTCGGCTATCTCGACAATGAGCTTTCCAAGATGGCGAGCTACAAGACAAAGCGTGTCAACAGCCGCGATCTCAGGATCATTGTTGAGATGATCCGAGACACCATCGCACGCGGCGAGAAGTTCCTCGCTGAGAACAACGCTTAATATCAACAGGGGGCTTCGGCCCCCACATTGGGAGACTAGTATGCCATACCAACTTGATGCCCACATCCGCGACTTTGTTATCTTTCAGCAGGTCAAGGCCATTTTGGATTATCCACTTACCTTCAAGCCGCAGACCGCCGAACAGGTGGCAATGATAAAACGGCTTGCTGCATAACTACAGGGGGCTTCGGCCCCCACATTGAAGGGGAACTACAATGCTATTCGATCTATCATCTTACCTGCCCATCGAAGCGTTCATCATGATCTGCATGGTCACGCCCGTTGTAATCTACAAAGCATTCGAGCGGAGACAGGGCAAATGACACCGGACGAAATCAAACAGCGGCGCAATAAGCTGAACCTGACACAGCAACAGGTAGCTGAGAAGCTCGGCATCACACTGCGCCACTACCAACGCCTTGAGTCAGGCAAGACACCAGTGACAGGCGCAATGGTCAAGCTGCTGCCAAGGGAACTCAAGCTAAAGCGTCGGCCTGTTACCGTTGAGCAATTCAGGAAGCTCAAGCACGAACTCACGCTCAATGAGATTACCAACCTCATCAGGGCTATGGGCAAGAAGATTAAGATACAGCACCCTGCTGGTCTTGAAGAGCCAACATGGACAGAGGCACACTACATCGAATGTACGCATGGCGAAATCCTGTTGCAGTCCAGAGTGCATGATAAACGCTTTGTGCCATACATGGATCAGGAACTCATGAAGCGTCTCGCTGTCTGTCTCTACGATATGACCGATCTAGTGCGCCGCTGTAAGTTCGATGAGGAAGGGCAGAAGAAGTTTGACCCGCTCATCGAAGAAGCAATCGATGTACTTGGTGACGCTACATACCCTGTCATTTAAAAGCCCGTACAGCGATGAGGCGGCGTTTCCAGTGTCTATCATGCTGGAGCGTCGTCTTGCGTTTGTACGCGGCTCTGAGAGGCTTGGAGG